CTTATTACGCTTCGAGTAATCTATAATAAGCGTATTTCCAACATTTAATTTGAGGACAAAAAGTATGAACAGAGATCTGCTAAAAGAAGCAATCGCTGATGCAAAAGCTGTTAAAGAAACTGCTATTGCAAATGCAAAAGCTGCTTTGGAAGAAGCGTTTACTCCTTATCTGAAAGAAAAGTTAGCTGCAAAGTTAGCCGAAATGGACGATATGGAAGAAGCTGAAATCGAAGAAGCTAAAAAAGACGAGAAGGAAATGAAGGAAAATTTTGACATGGACGAAACCAAAGAAATGGATGAAGCTTACAATGTAGATGAAGCTGATGAAATGGAAGAAGGTAAAGAACTTGACGAAATGGACCTTGATGAACTTCTAAGAGAACTCGATGAAATGGAAGAAGGAAAAAAAGAAGACGTAATGGAAGGTGAAGATGACCTTATCAACGAACCCAAAGGCCCTACAGCACATGGTAATGTAGCTGAAGAGGAAGAAGTAGAAATGGGTGAGGAAGAAGATGAGGAAATTGATCTTGAAAATATGTCTGAAGATGACCTGAAATCATTTATCGAAACAGTAATCGCCGATATGGTAGCCGCTGGGGAACTAGAGGGTAACATAGAAGGTGGAGAAGAAGAAGGTGAAGAAGTTGAAATCGAAGACGAAGAAGAAACCGATTTGATGGAACGTAAAAAGTACGGTGGTAACAAAGGAGACGTACCTGCTGCTAAACGTGGTGACAAAAAAGACACTGCTGAAGAAGAAGGCGTTGAAGACTACAAGAAAAAGAAAGTAGCTGAGATATATGATATCGGAGCTATGAGTCTTTCAGATGCAGAAGCTATTTTAGCTGCTATTGCAGGTGTAGTTGGAGTTCCTTTAGCTTCAATCGCAGCTGCTTATGCTGAAGACAAAATCAGAGGCGTTAAAGACCTTATTAAAGGTAAAAAACCAGCTATGAAAGAAGGAGACGACATGTACGAAGGTGAAGTTGATGAAATGAAAAAAGAAGTTGAAGAGTTAAAAAAAGAACTTAACGAAATCAACCTTTTAAATTCAAAACTTCTTTACGTAAATAAAATCTTTAAAGCTGCAGGTATTGCTCCAAACAAAACTCCAATTCTAGAAGTTAACGATCAATTTGCTAGATGGCAAACGTTAGCCGGTATTAAAAAATAATTTTAACCCAAATTTAAAAAACAAAAACAAAAACAATGTCACAAGTACAACAATTACTCGAAAGCGCAGCTGGCTCATGGAAGTCACTTCAAAGCGATGCTGCTAGATTGGCTGGAAAGTGGACCAAAACAGGTCTTCTTGAAGGTCTTGGCGAGGTTGACAAGAACAATATGTCTATCTTGTTAGAAAACCAAGCAAAACAATTAGTAACTGAAAACAATACTATCTCTTCAAACTCAACTTTCGTTTCTAACGGTCAAGGTGAGAACTGGGCTGGTATCGCTCTTCCTTTAGTACGTAAAGTATTCGGTACAATCGTAGCTAAAGAATTCGTTTCAGTTCAACCAATGAACATGCCTTCAGGTCTAGTGTTCTTCTTAGATTTCCAATATGGAAACACTAAGCAGCCATTTACTGCCGGTGGTTCACTTTATGGTAACAGAGACACAGCTTCTCAATTCCCATTCTCTACTCCAGCTCCTGTAGGTGGTTTATATGGTGGTCCTGAGGGTCGTTTCACTTACTCAACTAACCAATTCTCAGCTTCTGTAAACTTAGCTAACGTTGCTTCTGCATCAGCAGCTACTTACGCAGATGTTAATTTCGATTCAGCTTTCTCACAATCAATCGTTGATGCTGATATTATTAAATTAACAGTTCCTGTAGCAGGTTTAACTGGATTTGACCAAGATGGAGTTCGTGGATTCGTAATCTATTCAGGTTCAAGTGCAACTGCTGGTCCTGTTCCTGCATCTGCAACTTTACAACAATTCACTAGCTACAACTACACAGCTGGAACAATTAGCTTCTACGTTACTAGTTCTTTAACTGCTGCTGCTATCACTGGTTCTTATGTAGTATTATACACTAAGAATGGTTCACAAGATGGTATCCCTGCTTACTCAGGTGGTAACAACTACAGTGGTTCTGGTCGTGGTGATTTCGAAGCTTCAGGTTCTTTCGCAGTACCTAACGCCGCTTCAAACGTTCAAATCGAGATCCCAGAGATCAACGTTAGAATGCAATCACAAGCCATCACTGCTAAAACCAAGAAATTGAAGGCAGTATGGACACCTGAATTCGCTCAAGATTTAGCTGCTTACCAAAACATCGATGCTGAAGCTGAATTAACAAACATCATGTCTGAGTACATTTCAATGGAAATTGACCTTGAAATCTTAGATATGTTGATTGAAGATGCTGCTGCTGCAACTGAGTACTGGTCAGCTAAAAACAACGAAGTTCTTAACGATGCTGGTACTGCTTTCGTAGCAAATACTAACAACGCATTCTACAACACACAAGGTCAGTGGTTCCAAACATTAGGTACTAAAATCCAAAAAGTATCTAACAAGATCCACCAGTTGACTTTACGTGGAGGTGCTAACTTCTTAGTAACTTCTCCAACAATCGCTACTATCCTTGAGTCAATCCCAGGATTCGCTTCTACAAACAACGGTGAAGCTGATCAAATGGAATACGCTTTCGGTGTACAAAAAGTTGGTGCAGTTAACGGTCGTTACAAAGTTTACAAAAACCCTTACATGACTGAAAACTTAATCCTTATGGGTTATAGAGGTTCTCAGTTCTTGGAAACAGGTGCTGTATTCGCTCCATACATTCCGTTAATTATGACTCCTCTTGTGTACGATCCAGATACATTTACTCCACGTAAAGGTCTCTTGACTCGTTACGCTAAGAAGATGTTACGTCCTGAATTCTACGGTAAGATTTACATCAATGGTTTAAACACCATCTAATCTGAAGTAAATAAGGATTAATCTTTGAAAATTGAACCCTGCGCAAGCGGGGTTCTTTTTTTTCATATTTATAATAAATGGATAAATTAGTATCATATAATTATAATTTAAATGTTCCAACATCTGGAACTATAGAAGAAGGTAACGTATCTTATGCTACCGCATCTTTTGTAGGTTCAGGATCATTTGGATTAATATGGGGGTATGAAGTATGTTCTATTAATGGATACACATTTATAACAGATTCATATACACAAAGTTATGCCCCATTAAGTTCTTCTGCTACTCCATTATTTTATGTTACTACTACAACAACATCAATTGATGTTTTAGATACTATAAATAGATTACCATATAGAATTACTCAACCTCCTTTTACTTATATTAATTCTGCATTGAAATGGGTTAGTGGAAGTGGAGAATATATTACTTTATATACTTGTAGTGTATATGATTATCCTGCTAATTTATTACAAGAAGATGGATTTTATTTATTACAAGAAAACGGATCATTAATTGAATTAGAATTTTAAATATGCCAAATTTACCTATAACCCAATTACCAAGTGCTAGTGCTTTACAACTAACAGATTCATTTGCTGTTGTTCAAGGAGGAATTACTAAACAAACTCCTCTTTCTTCTGTTATTTACGCTCAAGGAAATTCGTATGGATTATTTGCTCAAACAGCAAATAGCACTACTATAACTGGTACCACCACAGAATCTACATTAATAAATGGAGGTGTTGGAACATTAAGTGTACCCGCAAATGGATTTCAAATAGGTGATAGTTTTCGAGCAGATTTCGGAGGATTACTTTCTTCAAAAAATAATGATACTATTCGAATTAGAGTTAAAGCAGGTTCCGTAATATTAGCAGATTCATTACCTCAAACAATGCAAGCAGCTACAGATGATGTTTGGCAACTTTCCGTAAATTTTACAGTTAGAACATTAGGTGGTCCTGGTGTTGCATCTATTGTATCTTTAGGGGTGTTCCATAGCACAAAACAGTCTAATAATTCTCAAACAGGATTTGCTTTCAATACTGTTAATAATACAACTTTTAATACTACAATTCCCAATACTTTAAACGTTACAGCCCAATTCAATTCTAACTCTACAGACAACGCAATATACTCAGATATTTTTGTTTTAAATAAAATATACTAAAATTAAAAAACTTTTAAAGAGAGGCCTAGAGTTTTCTAGGCCTTTTTTACTTATAGGTATTCCTACTATATGTATATGGGAATAATAAGTTAAACTAACGTTTTTAAAAATGAAAGAAACCCCAAGTCAGTTGCCTTTACAAAGTTATGTAATGAACTTCCCCTTCACCTTATCAACATCTGATCCTAATAATATTTGGATGCAAGAATTATCTGATGAGGATTTAACAATTAATAAACCAAAAGCTTATAAACAATTTATGGACTTGTACAACTTCATGTCAGGTCAATCTTTAGTTTATCTTTTACCTTCAGAAGGTAATTTTCAAGATCAAGTTTATGTAGCTAATTTAGGTCTACAATTACCCCATTTAAAAGATAGAAATACAGTTTTACTTTCTAATTACACATCAGATCCACGTAAAGGTGAGGAGCTGGTCGGTAAAAAATTCTTTGATATGATGGGTTATGATACGTTTATATCGCCGTTCAAATGGGAAGGCGAGGCAGACATCAAATACCTATATGATAATGTATATATAGGTGGATACGGCATTCGTTCAAACATAAAAACGTATGAGTGGATGGAAAAAGAATTTGATATGAATATTATTAAATTAGCTATGACTGATGAATATTTGTATCACTTAGATTGTTCAATTCAAGAACTTAGAGAAATAGAAAAATACACAGAAATTATTGATGTTGATGTAGATGATGCTTTATGCGGAATGACCAACTCAGTAAGAATGGGTAATATGATTTTATGTGCTTCAAATATCTCTGAAATGAAAAAAACAGATGAGTATTATGAAATGGAAAAACATAAAATTAATTCATTAGAAAAAATTTGTTCTGATGCTGGTATGGAACCTGTGTTATTTAACCTATCAGAATACATGAAATCAGGTGCTATGTTATCTTGTATGGTAATGCATTTGAATAGAATAGATCACAATAAAACTTTACTGTAATGGCTCAAGATTGGGAACATTTCTACAGTCCTGCTGATGGTACTATTTTGTATCAAAAAGTAGTTCAACCTGATGAATCAGTTGTGGAGATTAAAGGTATGAATTATACCTTAAAAGACGTAATGGGTGACGATGATTATAATAAACCATCTTTAGTTATAGGTATATTTATGTCATTTTATGACGTTCATATAAACCGTATACCTTATGGTGGAATCCTTAAATATAAACATTTAGAACCTATTGAATCAACAAATAAACCTATGTTAGCGGTTGAGAAGGATATCTTGAATAAGGTAATCAATCCTAATAATATGGATTATTTGAAATATAACGAACGAATGTTTAACCAAGTGTATGTTCCTTCTCTAGATTACACATACTATCTAATACAAATAGCCGATGAGGATGTAAACGTAATTGCACCCTTCAAACACCAAATGGACTTATGTGCTCAAAATGAGAGATTTAGTTTAATCAGATGGGGTTCCCAAGTAGATTTAGTTCTACCTTTGGATGAAAGATTTAATTTCGAGCTTGTATTAGATGACGCAATGCATGTTAACGCAGGTCTCGATAAATTAGTAAAAATTAATTTAAAAGACGATGACATCAAACCATCATACCGACGAGGTATTTAGAGAAAAAAGAATAGTGAAAAACCCTATTAAATTTAAAATTCCTTTAAACGAAGAACAAAAAAACGCTAAAGACGAAATATTAAAAAATACATTAACTATTTTAGCTGGTCGAGCAGGTTCAGGAAAAACATTACTTGCTTGTCAAATTGCATTAGATGGGTTATTAAGAAGACATTTTGAAAAAATTATAATTACTCGTCCAACTGTATCAAGAGAAGAAATTGGATTTCTCCCAGGCGATTTAAGAGAAAAAATGGATCCTTGGGTACAACCAATTTACCAAAATATGTATTCTCTTTATGATAAAGAAAAAGTAGAAAAACTTATTGAGGATGGTAAAATAGAAATTGTACCTTTAGCATTTATGCGTGGTAGAACATTTTTAGATTCTTGTATTATTGTTGATGAGGCACAAAACGTTACTCATGAACAAATGGAAATGATTGCTACACGTATTGGTCTTCGTTCAAAAATGATTGTTTGTGGTGATGATTATCAAGTTGACTTAAAAGCAAAACGCGATTCTGGATTTAGATTTTTATATACAGCAGCACGTAAAATAAAAAATATGTGTGCCATTACTTTAAAACAAAATCATAGAGATCCTATTGTTGATGATTTGTTACAAATATATGAAGAAGCCGCTGAAATAGGAATTACTACCGGCTCAGCAGGAACAAGTGGAAAAGCTAAAAAGTAAGGAAAGGAACCATAGCTTTTTAATATTTATTATAAAAAAGCATGGCCACTTTAACTACTCAAATTTATGAAATACTAACTCTTGATGGAGAAGATGTAGGAGCTTCATATATTAACACTATCAATGGTATTAACTATTTAGATAACCGATCTCTAAGCATCCCATCAGGTTCAGTTACTACTATTTTTAATCTGGATTCAGTTCCAGGAGCAGGTACTTTTGTAACAAGTAGTATTAGATATATAAGAGTAACTAATACAGCTCAAACAAATGTTCCTGTTAAATTAATCATTTCTTCTTCAACTGAGGCAATGAGTTACCTAATTACAACAGGTAGTTCATATATGTTATCAACAAGTAAAATGACTGGAAGTACTAGCGGTTTATCTTTTGATGATATCAAATCAGTTAAAGTATCCCCATCAGGTAGTAGTGGAAGTATAGAATATTATATTGCAACAACTTAAATAAATTATGGCATCTACAGTAATTCCAATTTGGCCCGGTTCAGCATCATTTGCTACTGTATCTTCTTCTTACTATGTAACAGGAAGTTGGCCTCCTCCTACTCCATTTGGATTTTATGATAATGACCCTGAATTCAAAACAGATGCCAATAAGGTTTCTAACTTTTGTGCTTTACATTTAGGTTATCCTATTGAAAACGTCGAATTACAAGAAATAAATTTCTTCGCTGCTTTTGAAGAAGCAGTAACAGTATACGGAAATGAATTATATGCTTTCCAATTAAGAGATAATTACTTATCTTTAGAAGGAGCTTCGGATAGAATTGATGTAAATAATTCTGTATTTACTCCTACAATGGCTACTATTGTTAGATTGTCTCAACAATATGGTGAAGAAGCAGGAGCCGGTGGTAATGTAACTTGGTTTAAAGGTCAACTTAAATTAATTCCCGGAGTACAAGATTATGATTTATCATTATGGGCTGATGAATTAGGAATTACAGGTGGTATAGAAATAAAAAATGTATTCTATCAACCACCCCCAGCAATTAATCAATTATATTCACCAACCTTAATGACAGGTCAAGGTGGTTTAGGTGGTGTTCCTCCTTTAGGATTTTATGGATTTGGATATGGTTACGCAAATTATTTGATGATGCCTACAAGTTTTACAATGCAAAACTTGCAAGCTATTGAAATGCAAAATACTGTAACATTATCAAATTATACATTTAATATTGTAAACAACATTATATCTGTATTTCCTGTTCCTGGTACTGGAATGACTGGGGATGATTTTGATGGAGGAAATGATTTAGGATATGGGCATTATTTAATATTTGATTTTATCAAAATTCAAGATAGAATTGATGCTGCTTTTGCTGATGGTACTAATAAAATTAGTAATACATCAAATGCACCGTATATGAATCCAACTTATGCTAAAATTAATTCAATAGGTAGAAGTTGGATATTTGAGTATACTTTAGCTAAAGCTAAAGAAATGTTAGGTTTAACTCGTAACAAGTATTCTCAAATTCCTATTCCTGGAGCTGAAGTAACCTTAAACGGTGACTCTTTAGCTACACAAGGTATTGCAGATCAAGAAGCTTTAATTACAAGATTAAGAGATTATTTTGATCAAACTTCACGTCAAGCATTGCTTGAAAGAAGAGCAGCAGAATCAGTTGCTAGAGTTGAAGAAATTAAACAAGTACCAATGACAATATTTATAGGATAATATGGCACTATACGGACAAATGCGAGATATTTCTATGTTTCGATTCATTAATCGTGAATTGATGTGGAATATTATTTCTGAACAAATAGTGTTTTATAAATATAATGTTACAACAACTAAAGTAAATATGTATGGTGAAGCATATGAAGGTAGAAACTTTGCAGATCCAGTCTTATTATTTTCTTTAATTGAAGTATCAGACCAAACATCGCCAGTAAGTGAATTTGGTGTTGGATTTAAATGGCCTACTACTTTTAGATTTTTAAGAGATGATTTAGTTGATGCTAATTTACATCCTGAAGTAGGAGATATAATAATGTGGCAAGAAGGGTATTGGGAAATAGATAATGTAAATGTTAGTCAATTCTTCGTAGGTAAAGATCCTGATTATCCTTATTTAGATGGTGCTGGAAATAACCCATATGAAACTGATTTAGGCCAATTTGGTTACAATGTATCAGTAATTTGTGAAGCTCACTACACTCCATCTGACAAAGTAAATATTCAATTATCTAGAATGTAATGAGTAACGGAAGACTAAATAAACCAACCCCAAAAACCCAACGTGAAATTAGCGTTGAACAACATAAATCAACGTATGTACCTGCGGGTAATCCAAACTTCGCCGACCCCAATGTCCCTGGGATTAATCGTTCTCTACAAACGTCATTTCGCGATGATAACGTAAAACCTTTTAGTATTGGTATCAAAGATATCGATGAAGCTGTGTATTATTACTTTGAAAATGTAATACAACCTTCTGTTACACAAAATGGTGCTCGTTTACCTGTTCCTGTAATTTATGGTTCTCCTGAAAAATGGAAATCATTCCAAAAAGATGGATACTACAGAGATCAGAAAGGAGATATTATGGCTCCGTTGATTATGTTTAAACGTGAATCAATGGAAAAAGTTAGATCTATTGGTAATAAATTAGACGCTAATAATCCTCATAACTATAGTATCTCACAGAAAAAATATGATGCTAATAACTCATATGATAATTTTAAAGTGTTAACAAACAGGACTCCTGAAAGACAATTCTATGCTACGGTGATTCCTGATTATGTTACTATAACGTATAGTTGTGCGGTATTTACGTACTATGTTGAGCAACTTAACAAAATTGTTGAAGCCATAAACTACGCTTCAGACTCATACTGGGGTGACCCTCAAAGATATAAATTTAAAACAATGATTGATTCATTCGGATTCCAAACTGAGTTAGCTCAGGACGATGAACGAATTGTTAGAAGTACTTTTAATATTAGACTAAATGGATATATTGTTCCCGAAATTTTACAAAAAGATATTAATTCTCTTAAAAAATACACAGATAGTACAAAAATTATATTTTCAATTGAAGCATCTTCAGTGGATTCCTTATATAATGGCCAAGATAATGGCAACGGATCTATTACAACTCCAGAAACAATAAAGTCTTTGGAAATTAAGAAAAAAGTTAATGCAATATGATCCTTTTCCAATATTTATATAAGATAAATCCTGAAGAATGGCTCAAGTAAGATTTTTAGATCAAGTTCCTGTTGGCGTATATAATATAGACCCTACTGGTGGTAGTGGGGGTACAATTGATATTTACCAAAATGGTACATTAGTTAGTTCTAGTGTACCGTTTATAAACTTTTCAGGATCAGTTGAACTATCTACATTTAATTTAGATGGTGTTACAGTATTTGTAACAAGTTCAGCAGGATTTCCATTCTCAGGTTCAGCCGTAATTACTGGTTCATTAGTAATTTCAGGTTCATCTCAACCTATAGTATTACAATCATTACCTGTTCAACCTGGACCTTATGTTGTTACATACAATCCAGTAACAGGTGTTGTAGGATATGTAAACTCAACCTCAGGAACTAGTGGTGTAGCCGGTTCATCAGGAACAGCAGGTATTTCAGGAACTTCAGGTACTTCAGGTACAGCTGGTACTTCAGGAGCTGATGGTACTTCAGGTGATAGTGGATCATCTGGTACAAGTGGTACAAATGGAACTTCAGGTACAGCAGGCACATCAGGAAATAGTCAAACAGCCGGTACAAGCGGTACTTCAGGCACAACAGGCACTTCAGGAACATCAGGAGAAGACGGTTCAACTGGTACTTCAGGCACATCAGGTATAAGTGGTACAAGCGGTACGTCTGGAACCTCAGGAGAAGATGGTACTTCAGGACAAAGTAAAACTTCAGGTACAGCTGGTACATCAGGTACTAATGGAACCTCAGGTACAACAGGTACAAGTGGACTTAGTGGATTAAGTGGTGATAGTGGTTCTTCAGGTTCTTCAGGAACTAATGGAACTAGTGGTAGTACAGGAGTTTCAGGTACTTCAGGTAATTCAGGTACAGCTGGTACATCAGGTACCTCAGGAATTTCAAATACATCAGGTACAGCTGGTACATCAGGTACTTCAGGAGCTGATGGTACATCAGGTACTAGTGGAGTAAACGGTACTTCAGGTACAACTGGTACCTCAGGTACTTCCGGAGGAAATGGTATCTCAGGAACTTCAGGAACATCAGGTACAACAGGTACTACTGGAACTTCAGGAGAAAACGGTACTTCAGGTATTTCAGGTACTGCCGGAACTTCAGGTACTGCCGGAACTTCAGGAGAAAATAACACCTCAGGTACTTCAGGTATTTCAGGTACTGCTGGTACAAGTGGTACAGCAGGTACATCAGGAAATGAAGGTACCTCAGGTACTAGTGGTATTTCAGGTACATCTGGTACAACAGGTACTTCAGGAACATCAGGAGAAGACGGTTCAACTGGTACATCAGGTACCTCAGGCAATTCAGGCACAACAGGTACTTCAGGTACTTCAGGAAATAGTAACTCATCAGGTACATCAGGTACATCAGGCACAACAGGTACTTCAGGTACTAGTGGAGAAGACGGTTCTTCAGGAACTAATGGAACTTCAGGAACTAGCGGAACAGCTGGTACTTCTGGAGCTTCTAGTTCTGCAGGAACTAGCGGAACAGCTGGTACTTCAGGTACAACAGGAACATCAGGTTCTAGCAATTCATCAGGCACTTCAGGTACAAGTGGAGAATCAGGCACTTCAGGTACAAGCGGCACTTCAGGAGAAGACGGTTCAACTGGCACTTCAGGTACTTCAGGTAATAGTGGTTCAACTGGCACTTCAGGTACTTCAGGTAATAGTGGTTCAGCAGGTACAAGCGGTACTTCAGGTGAATCAGGTTCAACAGGTACAAGTGGTACTAGTGGTGAAAGTGGTTCTAATGGTTCTTCAGGCACAAGTGGAGACTCAGGAAGCACAGGCACTTCAGGTACTTCAGGTGAATCTGGTTCAACCGGTACAAGTGGTACTAGTGGTGAATCAAGTTCAACTGGCACTTCAGGTACTTCAGGCGAATCAGGCACAACAGGTACTTCAGGTACAAGCGGTGAAGATGGTTCAACTGGTACTTCAGGAACTTCAGGTAATTCAGGCACAACAGGTACCTCAGGTACTAGTGGTGGATCGGTACATTTGGTACTTCAGGAATAAGTGGTACTTCAGGAACTTCAGGTTCTTCAGGTACTTCAGGATTAAATGGATATAACGGTGTAAGTGGAGCAAGTGGATCTTCAGGTTCATCAGGAACTAATGGAACAAGTGGTACATCAGGTACTGCAGGAACAGTTGGCACCTCAGGTAACTCAGGTTCAGCAGGTACTTCAGGAACCAGCGGTACTTCAGGAACATCAGGTTCAATTGGTACTTCAGGCGCTAGTAATTCAGCAGGTACATCAGGTACCTCAGGTACTAGTGGTACAAATGGTAGTATAGGAACAAGTGGTAATTCAAGTTCAGCAGGAACTTCGGGTTCAAGTGGAACATCAGGTACGTCAGGTTCAGTAGGAACTTCAGGTTCTAGTAGTTCTGCAGGAACAAGCGGTACTTCAGGAACTAGTGGTACAGCTGGTTCAATTGGCACTTCAGGCGCTAGTAGTTCAGCAGGTACAAGTGGTACATCAGGCACTTCAGGAACATCAGGTTCAATTGGTACTAGTGGTGCTTCTCAAACAGCAGGAACAAGCGGAACATCAGGAACTTCAGGTTCTATAGGTACTGCAGGAAACGATGGTAACAGTGGTACAAGCTCAACCTCAGGTACAAGCGGAACATCAGGTTCAACAGGTACAAGTGGTTTATCTCAAACAGCCGGTACTTCAGGTACTAGTGGTAGCTCAGGAACTTCAGGAAATGAGGGTTCATCAGGAACAAGCTCAACCTCAGGTACTTCAGGTACATCAGGTTCTTTAGGAACAAGTGGTGCTGCAGGTTCAGCAGGTACAAGCGGAACATCAGGAACATCAGGAACTTCAGGTTCAATAGGAACTTCAGGTTCTAGTAGTTCAGCTGGAACAAGTGGCACAAGTGGCACTTCAGGTACATCAGGTAGTATAGGTACATCAGGTTCTAGTAGTTCAGCTGGAACAAGCGGTACAAGTGGCACAAGTGGTACAGCTGGTTCAATTGGTACTAGTGGTGCTTCTCAAACAGCTGGTACTTCAGGTACCAGCGGTACTTCAGGTTCAACAGGAACCGGAGGAAATGCAGGAAATTCAGGTACAAGTTCAACTTCAGGTACATCAGGTACATCAGGTTCTACAGGTACATCAGGTATAAGTCAAACATCCGGTACTTCTGGTACAAACGGATCTTCAGGTACAACAGGTAATGCTGGTACTTCAGGTAATTCATTAACAAGTGGTACTTCAGGAACATCCGGTTCATCTGGTACTTCCGGTGATCAAGATTTTAGTACTTCAGGTCAATCTTTAACATCAGGTACTTCAGGAACAAGTGGTTCAGCTGGTACTTCAGGTAATGCTAGTTCTGCAGGTACAAGTGGCACCTCAGGAACTAGTGGTACATCAGGTTCAACAGGAACTTCAGGTTCGTCTAGCTCATCAGGTACATCAGGTACATCAGGTTCAAGTGGTACAACAGGTACTAAAGGTATATCAGGTGAATCTAATACCTCAGGAACAAGTGGAACTTCAGGTTCTACAGGTACTGCAGGTAATGCCGGAAACTCAGGTACAAGTTCAACTTCAGGTACTAGTGGTACAAGTGGTTCTACAGGTACAAGTGGTTTATCACAAACTTCAGGAAATAGTGGAACCTCAGGTACTAGTGGTACAACAGGTTCTGCAGGAACTACAGGTCAATCTTTAACATCAGGTACAAGCGGTACTAGTGGTAGTTCAGGTACTTCAGGAGACGCTGATTTTAGTACATCAGGTCAATCTAGAACTTCAGGTACTTCAGGCACAAGCGGTTCAGCAGGTACTTCAGGAGCTGCTGGTTCGGCAGGCACAAGCGGTACAAGTGGTACTTCAGGTACGAATGGTTCAATAGGAACTTCAGGCGCATCTAGTTCAGCAGGAACTAGTGGTACATCCGGTACTTCAGGTACAAATGGTTCAATTGGTACTTCAGGTGCTAGTAGTTCAACAGGAACCTCAGGAACTTCAGGAACTTCAGGTACAACAGGTAGTGTTGGTACTTCAGGTGGTAGTAGTTCTACTGGTACTTCAGGTACTAGTGGTACTTCAGGAACTTCAGGTTCTACAGGTACATCAGGTGCGGCTGGAACCTCAGGTGCAAGTCAAACTTCAGGAACATCCGGAACTTCAGGTACAAGTGGTAGCACAGGTACAGGAGGTAACGCAGGAAATAGTGGTACAAGTTCAACTTCAGGTACAAGCGGTACTTCAGGTTCAACTGGTACATCAGGATTAAGTCAAACTGCCGGTACATCAGGTACTTCAGGCACAAGCGGATCAACAGGTACTGCAGGATTATCAGGTGCTTCAAGTTCAGCAGGTACTAGTGGAACTAGTGGTACAAGTGGTACAGCAGGTTCAGTAGGTACAAGCGGTGCAGCTGGTTCAACAGGTACTTCAGGTACTTCAGGTACATCAGGTACTAGTGGTTCAGTAGGTACTAGCGGTAATTCACAAACTGCTGGTACAAGCGGTACTAGTGGAACCTCAGGTTCAACTGGTACTTCAGGAGCTTCTAGTTCAGCAGGTACTTCAGGAACAAGTGGTACATCAGGAACTGCAGGTAGTATTGGTACATCAGGTACATCAAGTGCTTCAGGTACAGCAGGTACTAGTGGCACTTCAGGAACATCTGGTTCAACAGGAACTGGAGGTAATGCAGGAAATTCAGGTACAAGTTTAAGTCAAACTGCAGGTACTAGTGGTACCTCAGGCACAGCCGGCTCTTCAGGAACAGCAGGTGCCGCTGGTTCTGCAGGTACTTCAGGTACATCAGGTACAAGCGGTACTTCAGGTTCATTAGGAACTTCAGGAGCAGCTGGTACAGCTGGTACTAGTGGTACCTCAGGAACAAGTGGTACAAATGGTAGTATAGGTACTTCAGGAAATTCACGTACTGCTGGAACAAGCGGTACAAGTGGTTCTTCAGGTACATCAGGTATAGATGGTTCTTCAGGTGCTTCTAAAACAAGTGGTACTTCAGGAACTTCAGGTTCAAATGGCACAAGCGGTGTAGATGGTACATCAGGTGCTTCTAGAACTTCAGGTACAAGTGGTACATCAGGTACTTCAGGTACAACAGGTTCAAATGGAACTTCAGGAGCTTCTAGTTCTGCAGGTACTTCAGGTACATCAGGTACTAGTGGTACCGCAGGTAGTATAGGAACTTCAGGTCAATCAGGCGCTGCGGGTACTTCAGGTACAAGCGGCACTTCAGGAACAAATGGTTCAAACGGTACTAGTGGTAATGCTGGAAACAGCGGTGCAAGTAGTACTTCAGGTACAAGTGGAACATCAGGTTCTACAGGTACGAGCGGTATATCTCAAACAGCTGGAACTAGTGGTACATCAGGTACTAGTGGTTCAACTGGTACAAGCGGTCTTTCAGGCGCTGCCGGTTCAGCAGGAACATCAGGTACAAGCGGTACATCAGGTACTGCAGGTTCATTAGGAACAAGTGGTGCAGCTGGTACAGCAGGTACAAGCGGTACTAGTGGAACTTCAGGAACAAATGGTTCTTCAGGAACTAGTGGTTCTTCTCAAACTTCAGGAACTAGCGGAACATCAGGTTCATTAGGAACTTCAGGAGCAGCTGGTACAGCAGGTACAAGTGGTACAAGCGGTACTTCAGGTACAGCAGGTTCAGCAGG